GAAATACAAAATTATTGTTGGGCAAAAGACAAGGATGGAAAACCAACAGACAAACCTGACCATGAATTTTCACATGGTATGGATTCAATGCGATATGCAACAGGAAAAGTTCTTGTTGGTGACACATTTAGTTTTGATTAAAGCGTGCAAAAAAGGGAAGGTGAAAAACAGTGACAGTTGATATTTTAGGAACAAGATACACAATGACAGAATCAGACAAGGTCAAAAATATGAATCTGAACAATGCTGATGGTTATTGTGACCATTCCACAAAGAAGATTGTCATTGACACCTTCCAGGATTCCCCAGGTTCACTTGAAGACCTGGAATCATACAAGAAGTTAGTCAAAAGACATGAATTGATTCATGCATTCCTTTTTGAATCAGGACTTGGTTCTGAATCATGGGGAACTAATGAAGAAATTGTGGACTGGATTGCATTTCAGTTTCCAAAGATGTTGGAAGCATTTCAGAAGACTAATGCAATTTAGAATGGAAAGGTGGTGAAAGAATGATGTTCAATTTTGCTGATTCTTGGAAAGCAAAACTTGAAAGACTGGTCAATGTCAGTGCAGCATCCAAATTGACAGATGAACAGTTCATTGTGAAGGAAATCAAAAGATTCAAGAATTCACAGAGAAGAAAAGAAATGCTTGATGGTGAAAGATATTTTGATGGAAAACATGACATCCTGACAAGAGAAAGGACAGTCATTGGAAAAGATGGTGACCTGGAAGTTGTGAAAAATCTTCCAAATAACAGGATTGTTGACAATCAGTATAAAAAGATGGTCATTCAGAAATCAAACTACCTTTTGGGTCAACCTTTCACAGTGCAGGCAGACAATGATGCTTATGTGAAGATTTTGAAAAAGTTCCTGAATAAAAAGTTCATGCGAACATTGAAAGCAGTTGGTGAAGATTCACTGAATTGTGGAATTGGTTGGTTGTTTCCAATGTATGATGAAAAAGGTCAGTTCATTTTCAAAAGGTTCAGACCTTGGGAAATCATTCCAGGGTGGAAGGATGCAGAACACACTGAATTGGAATACTTCATCAGAATCTATGAAGTAGTTGCATATGTTGGAAATGAAGAAAAGATAATTGAAAAAGTGGAAGTCTATGATGAAACTGGTATTTCCTATTTTGAATTGACTGATGGTGGGAAGCTGCTTCCTGATGGTGAACAGCATGTTCCATATTTTAGTATTGAAGACCAGGGATTCAACTGGACAAAGATTCCTTTGATTGCTTTTAAGTATAACAACAAGGAAATTCCACTGATTAAAATGGTCAAGTCCTTGCAGGATGGTCTGAATTTGATTGAATCGAATTTCCAAAATCAGATGGAAGAAGACCCAAGAAACACAATCCTGGTTGTTGTCAACTATGATGGTGAAAACCTTGGTGAATTCAGAAGAAATCTTGCAACATATGGTGCAGTCAAGGTCAGAACAGTTGATGGTGCAGGTGGTGATGTCAGAACACTTCAAGTTGAAGTCAATGCTGAAAATTACAAAGCAATCATTGAACTGTTCAAGAAAGCAATCATTGAAAATGCAATGGGATATGATGCAAAAGATGAAAGAATGGCAGGAACACCAAACCAAATGAACATTCAGTCCATGTATAATGACATTGACCTGGATGCAAATGGAATGGAAACTGAATATCAAGCATCTTTTGAAGACCTGCTTTGGTTCTTGAATATGCACCTGTTCAATATTGGAATGGGTGATTTTGAAGATGAAGAAGTGGAAATCATATTCAACAGAGATATGATGCTGAATGAAGGTGAAGTCATTGACAACATCAGCAAATCAGCAGGAATCATTTCTGATGAAACACTGGTTGCACAGCATCCTTGGGTGGATGACCCACAAGCTGAACTGGAAAGACTTGAAGAACAGAAGAAAAAGCAGCAGGAAGAATTTGAACTTGGTTTCAACCAGGGTGCAAATGTTCCTGGTGAAGAAGGTCAGGAAGGTGCAGAAGAATAATTTTTTCTTTACTGATTTGTTAGAAAATCAGGTTTAATGTTGGTGATGACATTAAACATCTTTATCATCACCAAGAAAGGTGGTGATGGAAGGTGTCAAAGAAAAAATCATCAACTTACTGGAAGAAAAGATTTTCAGACCTTGAAAATGCACAAAACCAGTATGCACAAAACACCTTCCACAAAATAGAACCTGCATTTGACAAAGCACAAAGGCAGATTCAAGCACAAATTGAAGCATGGTATGGAAGATATGCTGCAAATAATGGAATCACAATGGCAGAAGCAAGGAAACAGTTGTCTGCTGCTGAACTTAAAGAATTGAAATGGGATGTCAAGGAATACATTCAGTATGGTCAGGAAAATGCACTGAATCAGCAATGGATGAAGGAACTTGAAAATGCATCTGCAAAATTCCACATTTCAAGACTTGAAGCATTGAAAATCAGAACACAGCAGGCACTTGAAGTTGCTTTTGGAAATGAATTGGATTCCCTGGACAGCATGGTCAAAGCACTTTATCAATCAGGATATTATCACACATGTTTTGAAATTCAGAAGGGTTTCAATCTTGGGTGGGAAATCGGTCAGATTGATGAAAGAAGATTGGAAAAGGTTGTTTCAAGACCTTGGGCATCTGATGGAATGAATTTTTCAGACAGGGTGTGGAAGTCAAAGACCACAATGGTCAATGACCTGCATCAGGAACTGACAAGAACAATCATCCAGGGAAAATCCCCTGATGAAGCTATCAGACACATGACCAAATACTTGCAGGACAAAGGCAAGAATGCAAAATATCAAGCAGGAAGACTGGTGATGACTGAACAAGCATTCATCAGTTCTGCTGCACAGAAGGATGCATTCACTGACTTGGATGTGGAAGAATTTGAAATTGTGGCAACCTTGGACAGTCGAACATCTGAAATCTGTCAGGAAATGGATGGACAGCATTTTCCAATGAAGGATTTTCAACCTGGTGTCACTGCCCCACCTTTTCATGTGTGGTGCAGGTCAACCACTGTTCCATATTTTGATGATGAATGGTCAGGTGGTGAAAGGGCAGCAAGGGGTGAAGATGGAAAAACATACTATGTTCCATCTGATATGACATATCCTGAATGGAAAGAATCACTGGTTGATGGTCAGACTGATGATTTGCAAGAAATCAATTCTGATGGTACAATGAAAGATAAACCAAAAACACTATCAGAAAAAATTCAAGAAATCAAAGATGACATTGCTTCAAATGGTGGTGTCATGACAGAAGACCACATCAAAGCAGCAGGAAAAGCTGTTCAGGATGAATTGGTTGCTTCCAGGGCAGGATTTAAAAAAGAATGGGAAGATGCAAAAGCAGCATATGACAGTTCAGACATCAAGAAACAGATTGATGAACTGGATGCAAAGAGAAATGAACTTCATAAAAAATATTCTGATGCACCATATGGTTCTGATGAAAGAAAGCAGTTCTATAATGAATGGGAAGATGCAAAATCTGAATACTGGAAAGTTTATTCCAGTGATGAAGCAATTTCTTTCAGAAGCAGGGTGTCTGATGCAAAGAAAAAATATGAAGGTACATGGAAAACCAATGCTGATGAACTTTCTGCAAAACTTTCTGAATTCAGGGAAGTTGGAATTGGAAGTCATGACCTGAAAAAGGAACATTATTCAGGCAGGGGAACTTTGCGTGATATTGTTACAGAAGCATATTCACATTATCCTTCTGAATGGGTGGAAGCATCCATCAAGAAAGGACATTTGAAAATTTCAAAGGTTTCAAGGGGATTCTATGATGGAAGAACCATTGCAATTGATGGTTGGTCAGAAGAAAGTCAGATTTCCACTGCATTTCATGAACTTGGTCACAGATTTGAAGATGTGGTCAAAGGAATTTATGAAGCAGAAGATGTCTTTTACAAGAGAAGAACAGCAGGATGTCCTTTGGAATGGTTGGGAACTGGATATTCAAAGTCTGAAAAGACAAGAAAAGACAATTTCCTTCATTCCTACATGGGAAAAGAATATCCTGACAATTTCTATGAACTTGTTTCAATGGGTTTTGATTATGCGTACACAGACCCAACAAGACTATGGGCAGATGAAGACTTTGCACAGTTCATTTATGGAATTCTTTCATTGAAATAGAAAGGTGGTGTTTGAATGGCAAAGATTATTGCAACAGGAAAATATTTGACTGACAGAATCACTGTTGAAGTCACACAGGAAGATGGAACACTGGTCATCACAATGGATGATAATGAATCATCTGAATTGCAGAAACATCTTGATGATTGTATATCAAGACAACCTGCAATGGGTGGAACATACTTCCCTGAACCTGATTCAATGCTTGCAGCATTCAATGTTTTGAAGCACACTTTCTTTGATGAACTTGAAGAAATCAGTGTTGATGGTGACATTGGTGAAATTCCTTATGAAGAAAACACCATATATTGATTGAAGCACCTGAAAGGGTGCTTTTTTCATGCACATTTTTGTGAAATTTCCAG